AAATTCCATTGTCAACTACCTTTCTCAACCGAAAACTTTTTAACATAGAAACCATTCCACCTCTCATCTCCTAGCTTTGTAACGTAGTCCCGATATTCCAATGCCATCTCTTCGGACGTGAAGACTTTGAGAACCTTGGAACTGTCGTACCCGTCATATGAGAAGACAATCCATACGCTATCCATCATAGTCACCTCTCATGTACTCCTTCAGTTCCTCATCGATTGCTTCAGTTACCAGCCTGCTCTTCTGGCTACGAAAGACCTTCCGCTTGTTGAACTTGTGCATGTCACGAGCGACAGGGTTCTTCTTCTTCGGTGCCTTACGACGACCATCTTTGATAGACATAACCAATCCTTTCTAAATTATGGGACATCCCAGATTTCTTAAGTATCCTAAGGAGAATAACATTAATGATTAATAATCTATCTCCTTAGGATACCTTAGTATACTATACTTCTTCCTCCTCCTTGTCAACCACTAAGTTTACATCCAGAATGAAATCGAACTCATCCGTGTTTTCATAGATGGCACCGATGCACTTGTTGCAGGTGTCCATGTGATTACCTTCGATATCCTTTCGAAGTAATTCTGAATTATTTAGTTTAACATCACAGATTTTACATCGCATTTACTTGTCCTTTTCTTTAGCATTTACTTGGTCTTTGTAGTTCCTTAGACGTGCCGCTGCATCGCATAGCACGGCGTAGTCAGACATAAACATATCCCCATCACACTCCCATAGTGTCTGAACGGGACCGTTTACCATAGGCACAAGTCGCAATAGAAACTCCTCGGCGGTGATCTTTTCTTCGTAGCTCCAGTTGTATTTCTTAGGCATCATGCAATCTCCTTCATTTGTGCGGCCATGCCGATGGTATACCAGATTGGTTCTGATGTAAACTGCCACCGGGCCATGTAAGATTTCTCGTTGATGTAGTAGTTACGGTACGCCATGATGGTATTCTCAGGCACCTTGCAGTAGTCGTGCATACACTGGGGTGGCTCAGTGAAGGGACCGTTGCGTAATTCATATGGACAGTTGCCCAAGTCCCTCACCATACCGATCCTCTCGGTCTTGTGAACCTTTCCGTATCTCTTCGTGTACTCCTTGCACAAACTATTAAGAAGGTTCCACAACCATATGTAATTGCTACGGTTTTCCCTAGCCCACACTGCGCTGGGGTGGTTCTTGTGCGTTGCTTTGTAGCACTCAACACTAGGCTCCCCGTCGATCTCATGGTGCGCTGTGCTGAGTAGCTGGGCAGTCTCCAGTATCATCTTGACCACGTGCTTGTCACAGTGCATCTCGGCGCAGCGTTCCGGGTTCTCGTGTAGGTAGAATATATTCATGCTTCTATAACCTCCATCTTAGCTTGTACAACATTAACACCGCCCTGAGTCAGGAACTCCAGACCCTCCGTGCTTCTATAGTCTTCTGAGTATATAACACGGATGATCCCAGATTGCAAGATTAATTTGGCACACTCCATGCAGGGTGCATGAGTACACACTATCGTCGCGCCTTCTCCGCTCTCGGTACACCTAGCAAGCTTGGCTATCGCATTGGACTCCGCATGTAGAACCTGAGGCTTCGTCACTAGTCTCGGATTATCGCCCACACTCGTGCTGTATATCTCAGATTCGCAATTGTTATCCCACCCTGAGGGTGTACCATTGTATCCGATGGATATAATCCTTTCGTCCTTCACAATGATACACCCCACCTTCAACCTCCGTGCCGTGCTACACTCAGCGAATGCGTAGGCAGTTTCCATGTATGCAACTAAATGTTTCTCTTTCATAAGAACACCTCCACATAAGCAAGTAAAACTATAATCCAACAGAAGAATATACGCTCCTCTACTTTCCAATGCTTACATATCTTCTTCCACATTATTCCTAACATTAGCCCCAATCCTTTCTGTATTCCTGTTCACGCCAGCCCTGCAAATACTCTGCAATCTGGGCCGCAGTCATCATCTCACGAGGTACCTTGTACCCCTTGCCGGTTCCATTAGGCCACCAATGTGGGCTGTAGTTGCGGCTGTAGTATCTGTCCGCTGATCCTCTATCGTATGGGCTACCATGTGCGTGTTGCATTGCTATCTTTTCTCCTGCTTTCCGTAGTTTCGAAATGATTTCCTGAGTTTCGTGGTTCATCTGTTCATCTCCAGCCATTCTTCTTCGGTTTTACGTGCAGCTTCTTTGTAGGTTTCAGGATCGCCTTTCGGCCACCCAACAAACAACTCCAGATGCTCCAGCCATTCGTCAAAGAGTTGTTCTTTCAGCATTTCATTTTCATGGTTACTCATTCTTCAATCTCCTCTTGAAATAATCCATCCCAGTAACTGACAAGGTACCCCCTTGTTCCCACCATTGCAACAAAAACTTTTTTACCCGGTGCGTATTCCTCTTCTGTCTTGTACATTCCAGTGTCCCCCTTGGGCGGGATGGTGTACCCCGCCCTTCGGAGTGCCTTGATTGTTTCCTGTGTCTGTTCCTTGGTCCACACTCTAGCAGTCATTCGTCGTCCTCCTCGATAGCATCGTTAAGAACATCCATAGCTTCCTGAAGTGATCTCTCTGCTTCCTCCTCGCGCCCAACGCGCATCATCATGAGCATGAATTCAATCTTAAATTTCACTGTTTCTGCTAGTTCTTTCTTAGTCATGTCTTCGCCTTTCAATTTTCTGGGACATCCCATGTTTCACAGATACTTTCTATCATAGACTGGTCTAGTTGTCTACAGTGATCTTCACCACCGTACAGCCTCAGGTATTTATTGATATGTTTCGACGTGGTGCGACTGAAGTATTCCGTTGTCCTGAATGGTCCCTTGCAGTCCCACCCAGCTACCGGGGTTTCATAACTGAACAATACCGAGACGTTGGCCTTGGTGTTCTGTAGCTCAGTCATGTTAGAGCCGAGTTGTTTGATTGACATATTCATTGTTCAGTTTCCTTTAGTATCTAGAGTTTAGCAGCGCCGCTGTTTCACGGGCTTTTGCGAAGGCTTCGTCTACTGGAATAGTCTCCTCGTAGAGACCCACCCGCCCGTAGATGGCAAGGCCGTTGCCCAGCGGTGTGACAGTGGCGCAGGGGTAGCGTTGACCGTCTTCCCAACACGTAAAAGTGTATGTTTTGTTTTCCATAGTTCAGTTTCCTTTCATGTTTTCTGGGACATCCCAGATTTTACATCATGTCTTCCGTCATCCATGCAGCGAACGCTACCATACCTAACACGCTTCCCGCCGTCAACCCCATCATGGGTATCAACCCGAAATGTTCAGGACCGATCACCATCAGGGATATCAGGCCGCATGTTATGGATACGAATGCGGATATGATACCAACGATTTTCACAAGTTTAGTCATAGTTCAGTTTCCTTCTTTTATAGTTGGCGTGTTAAAATTACCGTTGCGAATGTCTGTAACGCGCTGTTCTTTGTCGAAATACTCGACCTTGAGAATTTCAACTCCCGCCTCTATCAAACCAGCGATGTATGCTTTGGCTTCTTCAAGAGTGTCCTCGCAACCAACGAATGCCTTGTGCGGGGTTTTTACTTCGTATCGGATCATCTCTTTTCCTTTCATGTTGACAAATGAACTCTATAGAACCCCCTGACGGGTGTCAAGGGGTTCCGAGAGGTCACTTGTTTGCGAAGGCTTTGTCACCTAGAGCGTCAAGCAACTCCTGACCTGTGAGTTCCTCGGGCGCACCTCCGAGAAGCCACACGTCAAGGTCTTCTGCTACCCTGAGTAGCTGTGCTGTGGTAGCCTCAGGGATGTGTCGCATGATCGCCGACATGATGTCGTTGATGCTGATCGTCGGCACTTCCTCGGTAGTTTCCTCGGTAGCTTCCTGAGAAGCCTTCTCAGCGGCCTTCTGAGCCTTCTGGATAGCCTTCCGCATGGCATCAATCTTCCGCCACCCGTTCGTCTCTCCCTCGGCTACTACCGCATCGAAATTCTCAGACACAAACTTGATGTCTCGAACGTGGTTCGAACGATCAGCCTGAGATAGACCGACGAACATGTCCTGTAGCGTCTGGCTAGCGTCTATCATCTTGACAGTGAGAGATTTTGTGGGCCATGCGCCGTTCGTCTCTTTCCAGATTATGTTCGCTGCGAACGGATGAACCTCCAGCACCAACTTTCGTGCTACCTTCGCATCGGTCTTGACGGCCTTGACCAGTTCCTTGTTGATGGTCTCGGCGGTTACTTCCACGGCTTCGATCTTCGACATTGTTTCGTTTCCTTTCTGTTCAGTGGTTTCGTCGTGAATAGTGATATCAGAACATCCATGCTCGTACAATACATTTCTCAGGGCTTCTTCGGGAGTGTCCCTGCCCTTCGAACAACCTAGAACCGGGTGAGTGATGCTCCAGTTATTATCGAATTCGTTGTATGATGCTTTGAACTCTTCCTCAGTGAATGTGTACTTCTCCCAGTTATGGGTTGTTGAAGCCTTGAGTATCTTAGTTGTTTCCATCGTTTCGTTCCTTCGTTGTGTTGCGGTGGCCCAGTACATAAGTATACCGTCCGATGCTGTCAACACCTCCGGAATAAGAAAATTCTGGGATATCCCATTTTTTTCTGAATATCCCCCAAAGTGTGACAATTATGCAACAGTTTCCTATGTATATTATAAGGTGTCTGGTTCCGTTGTGGTTCTGAGGTGGTTCTGAGGTGGTCCTGAGGATTTCATGGGATGTCCCATATATCCATACTCAGGCATTCTTTCTTCTCACGTTTTCTTCAGCAGTCCTGAGGTATCCCTGAGGTGATCCTGAGGTAGTCCTGAGGTGGAGCAGTGATCCTCAGGAAATCATGAGGGTTCTGTGGTAGACTAAGGTAGGCCGGGGGGGACCCACGACGCCCCGCCATGTTATATATACCCTCATGACCACATGGGAAGCAATTTGGAGGTCCATGAATTAGATAATTAACTTAACTAAAGTACAACTTAGGGGTTGACTTTTGGGGTGAGGCGGGTTATTCCTAAGAAATCCTAAGGAACCCTATTGACAAAAGAAGCTAAATATGTTATAATATAGTTATATTAGGTTGTTCATTAAGTATGTTATTAAAATTAATAACTAAGTTAATTCTTAAGATACTTAAGTTAGTCAAACCGTTAGGTTTGGGGTTTGTCTTTTAAAGGAGAGCGATATGAACTACGGTTACAAAAAGCCCGCCAAGAAAAAGAAGAAAAAAGCTAAGAAGAGAAAATGATAAACTACCGAGGCGAAAAGTTTTCTGGATATAATAAACCGAAAAGGACTCCCGGCAAGTCAAAGAAGTTTGCAGTCTTGGCAAAGCAGGGGGATAAGGTTCGGTTGGTTAGATTCGGTGATCCTAACATGAGTATCAAAAAGGATCAACCTAAGCGCCGCAAGAGCTTCCGTGCAAGGCACAAGTGTGATACATCTCCACCCAGTAAACTATCTGCACGATATTGGAGTTGTAAGAAATGGTAACTGTCTTCCTACGTAGTAGGGCAAAGTCAGGAGTGATGAATGTCAGACGATACACCAGTAAAGAAGAAACGAGGTAATCCAAACTTTTACAAGGGTATGAAGGCCCTCAATCCCGAAGGAAGACCCAAAGGTTCCCTAAACAAATATACAAAGCTCTCAAGAGAACTTATGTCCACCAAAGGACCGGAGATTGTAAACAAGGTAATTGAGATGGCATTGGAAGGCGACAGGCATTGTCTGAAGATGTGTATGGACAGAATTATCCCTACCTCAAAAGCAGTAGAGATTACACACGAACATCAGGACTTAGGTGTTAATATTATAATCGAAGGTGTAAAAGCTGTAGAAGCAAAGGAAGCAAAAGAGCAGGAAGTATTTGAAGCAGAGTTTGAAGAAATAAAAGATGCCTGATCTAAAGGTTACTCTTCACGATGCTCAAATGCAAATCTTCAAGTCTGACAAACGATTTAAAGTAGCAAGTTGTGGCAGGAGATTTGGTAAAAGTTATTTAGCTGCATGGGTGCTGATTATTAAAGCACTCCAAAGTGAGGACAAGGATGTCTTCTATGTAGCCCCCACATTTCAACAAGCTAAAGATATTCTCTGGTCAATCCTCAAGGACGTAGGCCAGAATGTAATCAAAAGCACACACGAAAACACTGCTACAATTACACTGGTCAATGACCGTAAGATTTATCTAAAGGGATCAGACAGACCAGATACACTACGAGGCGTAGGTCTAGCATATGTCGTAATGGACGAATATGCCTCAATGAAACCAGAAGTGTGGGAAATGATCCTTAGGCCCACACTGGCAGACGTTAAGGGTGGTGCATTGTTTATAGGTACACCCGCAGGTAAGAACCATTTTCACAAGCTGTGGCTAGAAGCACAACTACCAGAAAACGAAAAAGATTGGGAGTCCTATCAATTTGTTTCAACAGATAATCCTTTTTTGGACCCCGATGAAATCGAAGCCGCCAAGAAATCAATGTCTACTCAGGCATTTCGTCAGGAATTTGAAGCTACCTTTGAAAGTTTTTCAGGTGGTGTATTTAAGGAAGAATGGATTAAATATGAAGATGATGAAGAGTTTGATGAAGATACGGCCTCTAAAACGGGTTCGTATGTGGTTTCAGTCGATCCGGCAGGCTTTGAAAAAAGCGATAAGTCCAGAGGACTAAAGTCTTCTAAACTAGACGAAACTGCTATATCAGTAGTTAAAGTAGTTGGTGATGAGTGGTTAGTTAAAGACATACACCACGGTCGTTGGAACATCAAAGAGACAGCAGAAAAGATTATTACGATAGCTGAAGATGTAAATGCAACGACAGTAGGAATTGAAGCAGGTGCGCTTAAGAATGCCATCATGCCCTACATCGAAGATGAAATGAGAACAAGAGGTTCTTGGATTAATCTTACAGATGTTACTCATGGCGGCAAAAGAAAGCAAGACAGAATAGTTTGGTCTTTGCAGGGCAGGTTTGAACACGGCAAGATCAAGTTTAGAAAAGCAGAGTGGAACCACCACTTTATAAGTCAGATGCTAGACTTTCCAAGTCCACTTTCTCACGATGACTTGTTAGACTCTTTGGCATACATAGACCAAGTTTCGGTAGCAGACTTTGCACAACAGATAGAACTAGACGAGTGGGAACCTTTGGATACTGTATCAGGATATTAATTTATGGATGAACTATCATATAAAGACCCTCAGGCATCCCTAGTTTCGTGGGTTATAAGTAAGGTGGAAGAATGGGAAACCCATCGTAACACCAACTACATGGAAAACTGGGATGAGTACTATCGCATCTGGCGTGGTATCTGGTCTTATGAAGATAGAAACCGTGAATCCGAAAACTCCAAACTAATTTCTCCTGCTACACAACAGGCTATTGAGTCAACTGTAGCAGAACTGGAAGAAGCTATTTTTGGTCAGGACATGTGGTTTGACCTGCGTGATGATGTTCTTGACCAAAACTCCATTGATGCTACGGTAGTTAAAGTTCTTTTGCAGGAAGACCTGAACAGATGTAAAGTAAAAGATGCAGTAGTTGAGTGTCTTTTAAATGCTGCTATCTACGGTACAGGCATTGCCAAGATTAATGTTATAGACGAAATAGATCGTGTACCAGTAGAAACTGCTGTTCCCAACACGCTTACTACAGATGTTAGTGTTCAGGAAAATGTAATTACTTCTGTAAAGGTTGACTCACTTACACCAAAAGAATTTGTTATTGATCCCTGTGTAACTTCTATTGACGAAGCTCTTGGTGTTGCACAGGTTGTCGCCAAGCCTAAGTATGAAATCATTGAAGGAATGAAAGAAGGGGTTTACGAAGATAAACCTTTAGGAAGTTATGACCATGTTGACTTTGGTTATGACGAAGAGTCGGATGGTGATTACTCCGATATGGATAAGGTTAAGATTGTAGAGTACTGGGGACGGGTTCCCAAGAAGTATCTTAACAACAAAACCGAAGGGTTGTTAGAAGAGTTTGATTATGAAGACGACGAGCTTGTAGAAGCTGTTGTTGTTATTGCAAATGATTCGGTAGTTCTTAAGGCGGCTGAAAATCCATATCTGATGAAAGATCGTCCGTTTGTGTCTTTTCAGCTAGATCGGGTTCCCAATAAATTCTGGGGACGAGGCGTGGCAGAGAAAGGTTACAATCCTCAGAAGGCTCTGGATGCAGAACTAAGAGCAAGGATTGACGCTCTGGCCCTTACAACACATCCTATGATGGGTGTGGATGCTACTCGTCTCCCAAGGGGAGTCAAGTTCGAGGTCAAAGCCGGTAAGACAATTCTTACAAACGGTGATCCTCGGTCAGCCTTGCTCCCCTTAAACTTTGGAAATGTAGCCAACACTACATTTACTGAAAGTGCTGAACTAGAACGTATGGTTCAGATGGGTACTGGAGCAATGGACGGGGCTAACAGTAACTTTGCTAACCCTCGTAACTCTACTGCTTCTGGTATGTCTATGCTACAGGCAGCATCTATCAAACGTCAGAAGCGTACTATTATGAACTTTCAGGAAAACTTCCTGATTCCTTTGATTCATAAGTCTGCCCTACGCTATATTCAGTTTGCACCGGAGCGGTATCCGGCAGGAGACTACAAATTTAAAGCATACTCAAGCATGGGTATTATGGCTAAAGAGTTGGAAATGATGCAGCTTATTCAGCTTATGTCCATGACTCAGCCGGGAACTCCTCCCCATGCCATGCTTCTTATGTCCATCTTTGATAACAGTTCTGTACCAAACAGGGACGCAATGAAACAGGCTATTGCTCAGACAATGCAGCCTGATCCAGCAGCCGCACAGGTACAACAAATGGCACAGCAACTTGAACTTATGAAGTTGCAGATGGAAATTGAAGAAATGAAAGCCAGTGCAATGAAAGACACTGCACATGCCGTCAAGTTACAATCTGAAGCTCAAACTAAATCACCTGAGATTGACATGGCTAAAGTTCAAATGGAACTGGCAGAAAAGCTGGCACGTATTGAAAAACTTAAGGTAGATGCTGAAAACGTAAGGTCTGAAACAATGCGTAATGGTCCTGAAGTTCAGCACCTACAGTCAGAAACTATTCTTAATCTTGCAAAAGCTCAGAACCAGTGACTGACAAAGAAATTCTTGAGGGACGTTTAGATTTATTTACCAATGACGCTTGGGTTTCCTTTACTAAGGAACTTGAAGAAATGGCAAAATCGTTGGAAAATATACAAAACATACCTGACGAGAAGACCCTGTTTTTACGAAGGGGTCAGGTGGATATGCTAAATATGATAATTAATTTAGAGGAAACCACCAAACTAGCGTTGGATCAATTAGAGTTAGACATCTAATCCCAACATTTTTTAACTCCATAATCTTTATAGACGGAGGATTGGTAATATGGATAGCATTGTTGTAGAAGAACAAGTCGAAACGCCTGAGGAAGCAGAACAGTATGCGAACATCGAAGAGGCTCCCGAAGTGGAACAACCTCAGGAAGAGCAAGAGGTGGAACTACCTGAAAAGTTCAAGGGTAAGTCGATGGAAGACATCGTATCTTCATACGAAAACCTTGAAAAAGAACTTGGACGGAAGGGTCAAGAACTAGGCGAACTCAGGAAACTAACAGACGGTATTCTTCAACAGCAGATTACCACACAAGAAAGCGGAACAGAAGAGCTTGAAGAGGAAGTTGATTTCTTCGATAACCCTGAACAAGCGGTCAGTAAAGTTATTGAAAACCATCCTAAGTTCCGTGAGTTTGAACAGCAGCGTCAGACACAACAGATTGAGACGACTACTGCCAAACTTAAAGAAGCTCATCCTGATTTCATGGATATCGTTGCTGATTCCAAGTTTCAGGAGTGGGTTCAGGATAGCCCCGTGAGGCAGCAACTGTTTGTTTCGGCACACAACTATAATTTACCAGCCGCTATGGAACTGATGAATAATTGGAAAGAGCGATCACTGATAAATAACACAAGTGAAGTCGAAGCAGAAAAAGCAGCCAACCGCGAACAAGCTATGAAGGCAGGAAAAGGTGTTTCCCGTTCTTCTTCTGAGTCTACAGCCGGTAAAAAAATCTACCGTAGAGCTGATCTTATCAGACTTAAAACTACTGACCCTGATCGTTATGAGTCACTACAGGATGAAATCCTAGCTGCTTATGCGGAGGGTCGCGTTAAGTAACCCTTATAAAGAAAGGAATTAAATTATGGCTTTGGGTACTGGACATCAAACTACCACAACGGGTGCAACTTTTATTCCCGAACTGTGGTCCGACGAAGTTATTGCCGGTTATAAGGCAAATCTCGTTCTCGGTAACCTTGTTACCAAAATTAACCACGCCGGTAAAAAAGGCGACACGATCCACATTCCAGCTCCGGTTCGTGGTTCTGCTAATGTTAAAGCTGCAAACACTCAGGTTACGCTTCAGGGCGACACCCACAGTGAAGTGCAGGTTAGCATTAACAAGCACTATGAATATTCCGTCTTGATTGAAGACATCACGGAAGTTCAGGCGCTTCAGTCGCTTCGCCGGTTCTACACCGACGACGCTGGCTATGCTCTTGCTACGCAGGTTGATACGGACCTGTTTACGCTTGCTGAAGGCTTTCAGGGCGGAACAGTAGGCGGCACAGGTGCGGCTCTTTATGAAAAGGCTGTTATCGGTGGTGATGGAACGACCCTGTACACGGGTAACTCCTCAAACGCTTCTGACCTGACGGATGCTGGTATTCGTGCCATGATCCTCAAGCTGGATAACGCTGACGTTCCTTCGGATAACCGTTGCATGGTTATTCCTCCGATTGCTGCTAACGACATGCTCGGCATCAACCGCTTCACTGAACAGCAGTTCATTGGTAACGGTGACGCCATCAAGACCGGCAAGATCGGTAGCATCTACGGCATGGACGTTTACGTTTCGTCCAACTGCCCGTCCATCAACTCCAATGCCCAGCGCGTTGGTGTCATGATGCACAAAGATGCTCTGTGTCTTGCCGAACAAATGGGTGTTCGTTCGCAGACCCAGTACAAGCAGGAATACCTCGGTGACCTGTTTACGGCTGATACGCTGTACGGTGTTGCGGAACTCCGCGACAACGCTGGTATTGCCTTTGTTGTACCTGCTACCTAAGTAGGTCTAGGGAGTCTCCGGTCTAATGGCTGGGGACTCCCACCCTTATACAGGATAAGCTAATATGATTACTCTTGAAGCAGCCTTATCGGATACCAGTTACAATCTAGAACTGGAAAAGATTAAAAACAAGATAGCACAGCTATATAAAGAATTGCTTACCAAGACTTTTAAACAAGCTAATCCTGCCGCAAGTATGGAAGAGTTGTATAGTTTTTTAGAAGAAAACGAATTGGAATTTAAAGATACTGAAGAGTTTGAAGACGAAGCGGCAGATATTGAAAACATTTTATCGTTGCTTTCAGATAAAGAAGACCTAGACCCTATTAAAGAAAAATCTTTTGAAACTCCTTCGGTAGCCTCCGGTAAAACACCGGGAAACAAATCAAATGAAAAAGGTGAAGTTCCAAACACCGTAGCATTAAAAGATTACAAAGGAGGATTGTTTACCCCTCCAGATAAAAAAATTAAGAAAGTTACAAAAGCACTTAAAACTCCTACTGGAAAAGTAAACAGAGTTATTGATGACAATCCTAAAGTAGACACTCAAATGCTAAAAGAAGTGTGGGATAAGGAACGAGACAAGCTTTTAGAATTGGTTAGACAACGTAACAAGGAATATGGTGTTGTACTATGAAACCTGTTAAAAATCGAAAAGCCGGTAGCTTTGTCAAAAAGAAAAAGAAAAAAATGACAGAGGAAAAGAAAAAGAAAAACCTTGCTCGTTGGGCAGGAGAAAGACTTAGGATATCCTAATGCCACGCGGAAGAACAAAACCTTTATTTAAACCCATGCCTAAACCACAGACTCCTAAGTGGTCAAAGCAACAGTTGTTTATAAAACTTTCTAACCAACGACAAGACGAAAGAGCGCCCTTTGATGATGGTGACCAAGCTCTTTACGGTAGTAGTAAATCATTGTATGGAATAGCTAGATATTCTTCACGAAGTTAAACACAAGAGGTAACAAATGAGCGATTATACAATTCAAGTTAGCTGGTCTGGCAAAGATGCTCTAGCCGATTCTGACTCTAATAAAATTATTTCTGGTGCAGATTTTAACACTGAGTTTAGTGCTGTTCAAACTGCGGTAAACACTAAGTATGACTCTGCTGACCTTGGTGTAACTCTTCAACAGTTTGATGCTGACACGTTAAAAGCTGACACTACTGATGAACTTACCGTTGGATATACTTCTGCAAACAGCGATGCAGGAACCAAAAGCAGTGGTACTTTTACTCCAGACCCACGCACGTCTAATTTTCAACACGCAGTTAACGGCGGAGCGCATACTCTTGCCCCTCCTGCTTACAACTCTACAATGGTAATTTTGTACAAAAACAATGCTTCAGCCGGAACTATAACTACAAGCGGATTTACCAAGGTTGATGGAGACGACCTTACGACTACAGACGGCCATGAATTTTTCATGTACATCACAAGGTATAACGACGGATCAACCACGTTTTCCGCATTGACTGTTAAGGCTCTTCAGTAATGTTTATGCCTGCGGTACAAGGCGGTCACTCTGTTAGTGGTGGAATTACGCTTGACATTACATCAAACACGTCAGATGTAAATATTCTTACATTGGCAACCGCTGCGGGATACAATGCAGGAAGTGATACAACAGCTATTACTGTAAACATAGCTAGTGGCGTTGCTATTACTGCGACGAGTGGTAACCCAGCAATTCGAACTGGTGCGCTAAATGCAGCGTCAAACCTAACCATTAATCTTGCATCAAGTGCTACTGTCTGTGGATTTGACGGGGCGCAAGGGTCCAACGGCGGGACAAACTCAGCGGGAAGCGCAGGTGGCAATGGCACCGACGCTATTAAATTTGAAATAACGTCCGGCAGTGGCACCTATGCAGTAGTTAATAATGGCACCCATGTGGGCGGAGGCTCAGGGGGAGGCGGTGGTGCTGGCGGAGGCGGATCGGCAGGCTGTCGGGCAACTCAGGTAAGTGACGGAAAGGGCGGTTATAGTTGTGGACCGGGAAACACATGCGGGTCTACAGGATCAGCAGGATCAGCCGGATCAAGCGGCGCATCTTGCCGCGCTCAGGACGGAACTGCTGGAACTGCGGGTAGCAGCGGAAGTACCCCCAGCAACGGCTGTCATGTTACGGTAAGTGCCGGATCGGGTGGCGCAGGGGGCGCTGGAGGAACGGCAGGTAAAGCTGTAAATAAAGGCGGTTTAACTGTTACGACTAGCGGATCAGGTACATATTATGGAGCAACAAGTTAATGGCTAAAGTTCTTATACCTTTTTCTGGAGGAGTAAATTCTACTTATGTACTTCACCGTTGGCTTACTGAAACGGATCATGAAATTATTGCGTCCTATTCCGAAGAGGAGTGGCTTGATAATGTAACGGATGATCCGTGGCGAGGGTCACGAGAAAAAAATGCAGCGCAAAACATGGTTAATTGGCTTAAGTCAAATGTTCGAGATTTTACGTTTGAAATTGTTCAGTGGCCTAACAGCTACGTTGAAAATCAAGTTCCAATCCGCGAGGGTTTTACTGAAACCGTAAACCTCGGAATTCTTGAACCTCGCTATTCTGGTTATAAATCTTTGATCGACAGGCATTTGCCAGATGGAATTGTAATTGGCATATCTTTAGAAAACACCGCAACAGATAGTTATGAAAGGTTGCGCGATGTTTTTGAAACGGACGGTGTTGATGTTTACTTTGCAGGTTCTCGTACCTTAGACCCTATTGCAAAAGGCGAAGCGTTTAATCACGACGCTATTGCTGCAACATTGTCTGGTAGATTTGAGCAACTAGAGTCGATTCCTACTGACTTACAGGCGTTAATGGCAGTTGGATGTGACTGTGATCGGCCTGAAGATCAAAAGTTTCTTTGCCTTCCTTGCGGTTATGAAAAAACCCGTGAAGTTTTATCTGATATGACCGGCAAAGAGTTTGATGAAATGTTTGCTGAATATGGTTCCTACGGGTCATGGCGTAGTGAAGCTGATCCTGCAACCTATAAATATAGGGGGTTTCCCTATCGCAAATTTGCTGAAATTATCGGCAAACCTGACAATGTAGGATTTGACTAATGATAAGAAGATCTTTCTTTCTTTGGGTTTTTGTTTTAATAACTCTAGCGGTTTACTCTACCACAGCTAAAGCAAATGAAATACCTTGTATAGGAAAAGAAGAAAGTCAGATATTTGAACCTTCTGAACTGATTCGTGGTTACGGAATTAGAGAAGGAGCTTTGATTAAACTGTCTGTTACTTCTGAAGGACACTGGATTCTTACACTATCTCCTCCTGAACTAAACGGAGCAGTTTGTCTAGTTTTTATGGGAACAGACTGGAAGTTTGTAACTTCTAAAGCTACTAAAGAAGAGGTTAAGTATGGAAGGAGCGATTGATTTAAGAACCGTATTAACCTTAGGAGGTGTCTTGTTTAGTGTAGCTGGAGCCAGTGCTGTAGCTAAAATGCAAATAAAACAACTATCAGAAGCTTTAGAAGACGTAGAACAACGTCTAAGAAAAATGGATAGCAGGTGTGACAAACTTAATACCTCTACAGAAACTCAGGAGCAACGCATAAATATTCTTGCTAAGATGGCTTCTCCAGAAAACCTTAGACGAGATCACATGCAACTAGCAGAAATGCTAACTAATGTTAAACAGCTTGAAAAAAATTATGACCGGCTATATGCCATGCACAACGGCAAACATCCGCCAGTAGCCAACGAAAGGAAAGCAGAATAATGTTAAGCTTAGTAGGATCACTTCTTGGATTTGCTACCTCAACTGGCCCCGGTCTTTTCAAGATGTACATGGAAGGCAAGCAGGATGTCAGGGACAAAGAGCATGAACTTAAGATTATGGCTCAACAGTCTCAAGATCGTAGAGATGAAGCTGTAATTACCAGTGTAGGTGAAACTAACATAGCGGTACATAAGAATGCCGATGAACACGCTAAACGTGCTAGCCAGTGGGTAGTCAACCTGTCTGCTACGGTACGTCCTTTGATTACCTACTTTTTCTTTCTTGAGTTTGTCCTTCTGACTTTCCTGTCAGCTTTTGGTCTTATCAGCGCAGAGTTGTTTGACAAGCTGTGGTCAGATGAAATCATAGGTATATTCAGTGTCATCATCAGCTTTTGGTTTGGTCAACGTCTGGTTAGCAAGTGGTCTAAATGATAAACAAGAAAGGTCTGGAGTTAATCGAAAGCTTCGAGGGTTTTCGTTCTGAACCTTACAAAGACGTAGCTGGTATCTGGACAATAGGTGTAGGATCAATATACGGACTAGACGGAAGCAGAGTTACCAGAGATCACAGGCCAGTTACAAAAGAAGAAGCGTTTGGTCTGATGGAACGAGACTTAAAGACAACGGTAAACAGGTTAGGGAACCTGATTAAAGTACCAGTAAATGAAAACCAGTTAGCTGCTTTAGCTAGTTTTGTCTACAACATAGGATCAGGAGCCTTTCAACGAAGCACAGCAAGAATGAAGCTAAACAGAAAAGATTACTTCGGTTGTGCTGATGAGTTTCTTAAGTGGAAGTATGCAAACAAAAGAGTTATTCCCGGTTTGCTGAGAAGAAGAGAAGCAGAGCGGCAGCTATTTTTAGATGAGGAATTAACTGATGAGCTATAGGACTGTCATAGACAAGGTTTTAACGAGGCTTAGAGAGGACACCATTGGTTCTGATTGGGTTGGGGCTATCTCTTCTGCATCTGAAGTAGATGCTTATCAGAAGCTCATTGGAGAGCTTGTAAACGAGGCTAAAGATATTGCCGAGGATTCTTGGAACTGGACTGCACTACGTTCTGTTGAAACAGTAACCACGGCAGCTTCTACAGCTACCTACGATATGTCTAACGTAACCGATAGGACACGTATCTTGCAGGTTATAGACAACACAAACGATAACAAACTGAAGCAGATTAGTGACTCACATTTCTATAACCTGACTTACATCGGTGATACTCAAACTGCTAACCCCAGCTACTACCGTTTGAATGACAACGACATCTCCTTCTGGCCTACTCCAGACGCAGTGTATGATATTAAGGTACACGCAGTTATTCCTCAGGCTGATCTTACGTTAGCTGCGGATACCTTTACTCTTCCTGAAAATATCATCGTTCTTGGAGCTTACTCACTAGCTCTGGCAGAACGTGGAGAAGACGGTGGTACAACCTCTGACCTTGCTCTACGACGCTTTCAGCAATCTCTTGGAGATGCTATTGTACAAGATGAAAACCGAACTGTAAACGAGACAACGTGGTATGCCAGCTAAACCAGTTACCCCAGTAATCCTGAAGGGTATAGGTTCTAAAGGACTTAATACCCAGACTCAAAGTTCTACGATTGGTCCTGAGTTTCTGACTGAGGCTAATAACGTAGTGTACGATCTAGAAGGTCGTATGGGTCCAAGGAAGGGTATAAAACAAATTACAACTGCGGTGGCATCTCCTGTAAAATCTATAGGAGAGTTTGTTAAATCTGATCGTACTAGAGAGTACTACGCTGGTTCTGGGGCAACCGTTGTAAAGTTAAACTTTGCTGCTACTCCAAATACTTTAGTTACTCAAACTTTTTCAGGAAGCCCTCAAACCATTACCGATAGTAACTGGCAGTGGATAAACTTTAACAATGAGTTCTGGGGTGTACAGGCAGGTCATAAGGCTATCAATTATGACGGAACAAACTGGAATGATATTGACGATTTAGCAGCATATGTTGCTCCTTCTGGAGTAACTACCTTTGATCCCAACTGCGCTCTTGGTGAGTTTGGTAGGATATTTTATGGTGGTATAACTGAAGCAAAGGGAACTTTATTTTATTCTGATAACCTAATAGGTGAGAAACTAAACACAGGTGCCGCTGGTCAACTTGATCTAAAAACTGTTTGGGGTAATGATGAGATAGTTGGTTTAGGCTCTATTGAAAACAAAATAGTAATCTTTGGTAAACAGAACATTGCTATCTACTCTGGTGCCACCAATCCAGCTACTATGGTTCTTGACGAACTGATTCGAGATGTAGGGTTAGCAGGTAGAGATAACATTGTATACGTAGACTCTGACGTAGTTTTCTTAAGCTACGAAGGTCTTCAGTCACTTTCTCGTGTACAGCAAAGTGATGGTAAGTCTCCTCTTGAAACTCTATCTCTTACAGTGCGTAACGACCTTACAAGGCTGTTGTCTTCGGCAGACGTGGCTAACATCAAGAGTGTTTACTACCAAAAAGAAGGTATTGTAATTACCTTCATGCCTGACGATAACAAAGCATACGTGTTTGATTTTACTGTGGGCAAAAGGGCGCTTCCCCGAATAACCACTTGGACATTTAAAGATAACCCTCTGTGTGCCGTTAGTACCCTAAGTGGTGAGCTTTACATGGGCTTATCGGACTCTGTTGCAGAATACGAAAAATACTATGATGTAGCTTTGGATGGTAGTGGTAATGATGTTGATAGTGATTACAACTGGCTTTTTCAAACTCCTTGGTTGGACTTCGGTGATCCTGTGCTTACCAAGATACTCAAGCAAGGTTTGTTTACCATTACAGGTGGTGAGGGAGCAGCGGCTACTGTAGAGATTTCTAAGGATTACGAAGAGGACTCTAAGTTTTCCAAAACATTTAACCTAACCAGCAATGCAGTTACGTTTTTATATGGTGCTGCAAACTCGCTATACGGAGCAGCTAAGTATGCTCCCGCTGCTAGTCCTAGAGAATACAGAGTATCTCTCGCCAGAGCGGGTAAAACAATTAGACTTAAGATGACGTTTGACGTAGATGGTCATTACTCAAGCTTGATTAACACAACGCTTCTTACCAAACAAGGTAAAGTTAGATAACTTTAAGAGGAAAAAGACATGTCACTTTTTGATATAGTAGGTGCAGGACTAAGCTTCTTCGGTCAACGAGAGCAAGCTTCAGCCGCACGGGACGCTGCTCAGGCTCAAGCACAGGCAGCTAGAGATGCGGCAGCGGCTGCAACGGATGCTGCTACGCCCTACACTGTAGCATCTCTCGGTGGTATAGCGGAGTTTGATCCAGATAAACAAGCTGCATTGCTTACGCTTTCTCCAGAGCTTACGGATATCTACCAAGGTGGTCTTGGCCGTAGCGGCATGTTTGGCACTCAGGCTGCTGAATATGCCTTTATGGACCCCTTTGCAGCAGGAGAACAGTTTTATCAGCAAATGCAGCCTTTCTTTCAGGAAGAAGAGGACAAGGCAAGAACCGACCTAGAAACACGTCTGCTTGCACAGGGACGCCTTGGTGGTACTGGTGGTGCTGAAGAACAGAGGGCGCTTGAAGAAGCTATTCAGAAGTCCAGAGCGCAGCGTAGAACCGCTGGGTTTACTCAAGCACAGTCTTTGATTGACACTCTTCTCGGTAGAGAACGTGGTGATATTGCTCAGTCTGTTGGTCTTCTTGATATTCCGATTCAACAGGCTAATGTTGGCCGTGGTGTTGGTGGTACTGTTGGTAGTGTTGCAGCGTCTGGTCTTCAGTCTCAGGCAGCATCTCAGCGTCTTCTTGCTCAGACTGCGGCACAAGACCCCGGCTTGTTTGGCACCCTAGCGTCTGGAATTGGTAACACAATACGAGTAAATTCTTTAATTGATAGGTTAAAAAAATAGGAAACGTAATGGCTACCGACCTTTCCCCTTTTCTGGTTAATTATCTTCTGAGCCAAGGTTTGTTTTCTAATAGACTACCGACGTCAGAAGATACTCAAGAAACCCCTAAAAAAGAACAAGAGCAAGAACTTACTTTTGAAAAAGTTCTTCAAGATATTTTAGATGGCGGTCTTGAGACAGAAGACACCACTTCAACTGCTTCAGTTCCTTCAGCACCTTCTTCAACAACATCCTCAACTGGGGGTTTGTTTGGATTAGGTGACATAGAACAGGCTATAAACGACGCTCTTTCTTTTGATCTGGAACAAGCTGCGGTAGATGCAGTTCAAGATGCTACTGGACTTGATTTAAGTTTTGAAGGATTGTTTGGTACGAAAGCTCCTTCATTCTTTAGTGATATTGAAAGGGCAACTCCGGGGGCTGTGCAGGATGCCATTATGAGTAGCCCTAATCAATCTGCGGGGGCAAAGTTTGGTGCTATGATGGGTAAGGCTTTAGGTTTTTTTGCTCCCGCTCCTCTTGTGGCTTTAGGTACGGGACTTAATATGGCAGGAGCTAGTAATCCCTTTAGTGCTGCTACCGATATATCCGTAGCTTACGATCCCGCAGCTAACGTAACTACAATTTCTCCTGATCCCGAAACGTTAGGGGAAGATGAACCTAACGTAACTAGAAGTGAACTTGGTTTTGCTGTTGATATTGCTGATATGATGAGCAGAGAAATGGCAGGATTGGCAGCAACACGAGATGTTGGAGGTCTATTTGGTCAGAACAGGTCTTCTATAGGTATAAACACACCTCAAGGTATAGTTGCGTATTCTCCCTTTGATTTTGGAAGCTTAATGGGAATAACTGGAGCAGTTGGTCCTTTAGACCCTATATCAAAGCTAACAAACTCTGCTCTTGATACCTTAGGTTTTGGTGGACCTCCCGGTCAATTCTCAGCTATGCCTGATTTTACAAGTCCCTTTGGCTTTGCTCCGGGTTACCACAGTCCTGAGTTTGATCCTTCAAATTTAGGAGCGCCTAGCATCGACAGCCCATCTTATGATCCTGATACAGGCGCACTTGACTTTGGATTTAGTGAAGGAACTCGTGGCCGTAGCGAAACAATGGGTGGTCCGTCTCTTGATAGCTTTGGAGGAGAGGCCGAAGGAGCCGCTGGAAATGACACTGACCCCGGCGATCAATTCTAATTAAAATTTAACGAGGAAAAAGAAATGGCAAATGGTTTGTTTAATACGCAGAACAATGCTGCACGGGTAATGCTACAGATGGAGGCTGAAAGGGCCAAGCGTATTCAAGACGCTGGTGCTGGTATGGACCCGATTGTTGCTTCTATGGCACGAGCGCAAGCAGGTATGCGTGAGAGTGTCGGTGACCTAACGAGAAGTGGCATGGGACTCTTTGGTAAAACAGCCGCTGAAGACCCTCGTCTTACTATGGCTAAAAAGGTTGATGCAGATCGTGCTGAAATACTTAAAGAAATTAGAGACTATGCTAGTGACGGAACTATCAATGAAAACGAAATGCGTGAGGGTTTTGCTCTTCTGGCTAAAAAAGGTTACATGAAAGAAGCCAAAGAGTTTCTTACTATGGCTCAGTCCATGAAGAAAGAAAAACTAAATGAAAGAAAAGTAAACGCAGATTTGCTTAAAGCAGCTAAAGATTCTGGAATGACTGCTGCTGATTATAATGCAATAAGAAAGTCAGCGGCAGAATCTTTAAATGCTACGTTTACAACTGATATAACTGGGAAGACAAGTATAACTTTAAATGGACAACCTCTAGATACCGCCGGTCGTAACAGGATAAACGCTGCGATAGAAAAAGCAGTAAAAGCTTGGGTTGACGCAGGAGGAGGAAACGCAGGGTTTCAAGCAGTTGCCAAAACATTTCCTAAGAATAGCGGTAAAACTGTTGGATCAAAACCTAAGAAAGGAAAAAAGAAAAATCCTCCTCCCCCTCCTCCCGGTTTTGGTCCATAAAGGTTAAGAATGTCTGATACAGCTTTCAACCCGGAAACAAGAGAAGCTGTTCGTTTAGAGAACAATAAGTGGGTTCCAACAGATGCTGCCTTTAACGACAAAGGAGAGGTAGCAATATGGGACGGCTCTAAATGGGTGGTTAGAAAAATTACTCCAGAAACACCTGTTTCTGAAGACACTCCAGCTACGCCTGAAGCTTCAGAAGATCAGGAACTAAGAACAGAAGACCCCTTCAAGAGCGAAATGGAGGCTCTTTCAAGAATAGCTGACAGGGCTAAAACTTCTGATAACATGGCAATGATTGCAAACGCTCAAACTGAACTTGGAAAATCATGGGCAACAGGCGGTAAAATATTTGCAAAGGTTGGTGAACAATTTTTAACTTTCTTTCCAGAAACTTTTCTAAACATTACAAAAGTATTAGCTCCAGAAACTGCGGAAAGGATAGAACAATCTGAAACTGGACAGGCTGTCTCTACCTTTATAAACAATCTTAATCCTACTACTGAAAATGAAGAATTAGCTGCTACCCTCGTAAGTTATTTGGGTCTTGTTACTGCTGGAAGACAGGTAAGTAAAGACACTTTAGAACTTCTTGTGAACAGGTTTGGCGCTCCTAAGGCAAAGAAAATTGCCATTGAAATGAACAAGCAGATGGGAGGTAAGGCTAGAGATTTTCAGTCAAGAAGGCAACGTGTTCTTATAGGAACAGGAACTGCTACGGGAACTGCTGCTACCTCTATTGCCGCAGATGTTGCTCTTCGCCCTGAAGACTTGATTCTATCCGCTGAACTGGTTGATAACTTTCCAGAAACTTTTGATTACATTGCCAGAGAAATTCCTTTTGGTGATGGATTTGTAAAGCTTGCCAATGAACTTCGCATTGCAGAAACTGACAGTGAAAGAACTAAAGTTCTGAAACAGTACGGAGATGCGGCTCTTCTTGAGCTTCCTTTGAATGCTGTAGTACAGTCAATTTTCACAGTTGCTAAATATGGTCCTAAGGCAACTATGGAAGCTGCTAAGACAGGGGCCAAAACTAAACTAGGGAAGCGTATAGCTTCTGGTCTACGTCCTGTAACGGAGACAGTTGCAAACATCAATACGAGAACTGGTAGAATTCTTACTTCAAGGGCAGCATTGCCAAGAATCGGTGACGATGATGAGATGATGCAAGCTGCTCTGAGTCTTCAGAACAGCCGTAAGTATTTTGAAACTCAGGTAACCTTCCGTCTTAAAGAACTCCAGAGAGCGCAGAAGAGGTACGGAGTTTCTGATGATGTTTTTAAATCCTACTTTAATACAGGAAAGGGTGACATAAACCCTAACGTAAAAGAACTGGTGGATGATTTTAAGGTATTGATAAATCAGAATGAGGCTGAGATTGCAAAGATTCTTGGGTACAAGGATGGAAACTTTGGAGTTCGTTCCGATGGTCAGGACTTCTATGTAACACGTCAGTATTCTTCTGCTCTGAGTCCTAAAGACAACAAGAGAATGAAAGAGGCAATCCTTGCTTATGAGAATAAAAAGACTATTTCAGACGCCTCTCTTGAAAACAGGATCAATGGCGTTATAAAACTAATAGACCCAGAGGATGAGCTTTCAAGAAGCCAGAGAGCTAACGTCATGTACAACATCATTGAAAACATGAGGGGTACTGAGGGTAGTTGGCATCGTAGCTTGTTTGATGGTGTAAGCGATAGACATGCTAGGTCTGTTGCAGAGGCAAATGCCAAGAGCTTGTTGGCAAGAAAGGACTTACCTGAAGAATTTAGAGCTTTTCTAGGTCAGGTTGACGACCCCTACAAAGGTATTCAATCGACCGTCTTGGCTCAAGGTCAGGTACTATCTCAGCTTAGGTACTACAAAGATATCCAGAGGATAGCCTCTCAGACAAAAGGGAAAGAGTTTGAGCTTCCCGGTCTTGTTCCCTTCCTTCCGTCTCGTAAGGAAACTTTTAAGGAAGGTGCCGGTGCTGGAGATAAATACCTGAGTGAACTGATGCGAGATGCTATGGGTAAGTTTGGAGGTGTTAATAACAAAAGAATTCTTGAAGACCCCGCAGTTAGTGAGTACTTTGCACGTATGATTTCAAGGGGTCTTGATGTATACGACGTTAATAACTCAAGTGGTCTAATGAGGGGTCTGTCTAAGATATCCTCCTTTGGTCAGGCTCTCCAGACTACTCTAGATGCTCCTGCTTACCTGTTGAATACCTCAGGTATGCTTCAGATGATGGTAGCTAATGGTCATGGATTTAATCCTAAAAACTATGTGAGGGCTATATCAGAGATAAACACCCTAGCTCAACAGGTTATCAAGAAAGACGCTAGAGCTATTGAAACACTAGCTACGCTTAAACGTCTTGGAGTTATTGACCAAGATGTAACCGGCGAAATGATTGCTCAAAATGCACGTATCTTTGGAGACAAGCAGGGAAACATAGCAAGCAGGGCTTTTTCTAAAACAATGGAAAAGGCTGGTAGGCTTTACGGACAACCAGACTTGTATGGAAAGCTTGTTGCTTTTCAATCTGAAGTAGCCGCACAGAGAGCGATGTTCCCCAACCTATCTGCAAAACAGATAAACGAGAGAGCGGCAACCATTGTCAGGGACACCATGCCAACTTACGGCTCTGCTCCTGCTTTCTTCAGGCAGTTTTCTAGAATTCCTGTGGTAGGTAACTACACCCTGTTTCCTGTAGAACTCGTGAGAACTACAAAGAACGTAGCCAAGTATGGCGTTCGTGACCTTCAAGAAGGATTGAGAACAGGTAACATGCGTCAGGCAGCTACAGGACTACGAAGGCTTGCTGGTCTGTCCGCTGTTGCTGTTGGCATGGATCAACTGTTTACTCAATCTAGAAACGTGTACGGCATAACAGATGAACATCGTAAGGTTATGGCTACTTTAAGACCTGAGTGGTCTGCTGGATCAGACGATGTTTATATGGAACCTGTTCATATAGATGAATTAGGTGCTGAAGCTATTACTCCTGAAACTGTTAAGTCACAGTTTCCTGAAGATAACTGGCCGGATATAAAAGAGAGGCTTGGGTATAAAGGAAACTACAAACAGTTTATAGCCCAGCGTGTTAAAGAACAGAAAGAAAATTACAAACCTTTCATTAAAACAAGAACTCTTAACTCTGCCGCTTTTAACACCTTTGACCAGATAGTCCGTCCCATAAAGCTTCTCACTGGGCGTATCTTTGGGGGTGAAACGCTGTCAGAAGAGGAACTAGAAGACCCTCTAGGGAAAGCTTTAAATGTAGCGTTAGGACAGTTCGTATCTCCTAAGATTGCTGTACAGGCAGGAATGAATGTTCTTACCGGAGTAGACAACAGAACTGGTAAGCCTGTATATGAAAACTATGCAGGTATAACTACCGAAGAAAAAATTTCAAACCTT